AGCACGTGCAACCCTGGCAATAAGTACATTCGGATCGATCAGGTTTGCCCTGATCTGCATCTTATTCATGTATGTATTTTCGAACGCTAAAACGGCCGCGTTATCAATCTCCTGGTCCATCATTGTCAATCCCTTCTATAATTTTTGCATCCTCAATTCCGGCATCGTATAGCAACCGGCGCTTATCACTCTTGTCAACTGGCAGTTTAGTAATCAGCTCTAAATAGAATCCATCCGTATGTTTCCGGGCGATTTCCTTAAGGTTTTTCTTTTCAAAACCGAGTTCTTCCAACGTCATTTTGTCACTGATCAGGAATATTGGTGGCTGCATATCGGCCAGCGAAAGTTCCGCATTTGCTTTAATCCGGTAATCAGTAGCTTTTTCGTGGAAGATACCGGCCTCCCGAAGTTTATCCTGGGCAATGGCAAGCTTGGTTAAATCCTCAAACTTATCGGCAGCATCGAGCAGCCAGTACTTATTTGAAACCGTGCAATCCACGTTGAAATACAACTTAGAGTCATTGATGCGCTGTTTGCAGGCCATCAATCCGAGCGTGATGCCCTGTTTAGCCTTTATCCGCATTTTAAGAAGCTTTGCCGCTCGGGTAATGTTTCGCTCTGTCTCCCATATTTCAACTGCCCACGAAAGCTGTTTAATGATCAGCTGCAGGTCTTCCGGGATGGCCATCGACATTCCGGTTTCCATGAAATGCTCAATGATGTCCGGGTGCAGCGATTCTATTCTGGATAAGTAGTTCATATTCCGAAGAGTTCTTTTTTGAGTCGTGATATTTTGGTCTTTTCCTGTCGTTCCTGAAGCTGAATGATGGCCATGATGTCGCCTTTCTCAGACTGTTTGGTCAGCTCAGCATCAATGTTGTAGTCGCCAAACAATACTCCCTGATCGTAAAACTTCCGGATCTCGCTTTCTTCGTCCTGAAACTCTACCAAAAAGCGTTGGGAATCTTCCGGAGACAATGCAAGTATCTTGCAGATTTGCTCCGGTTCATACTTCAGTGCACCGTAATTCCTGATTTTTATTAGGCTGCTTTGGTCCATAGCTGATCTTTTATTTCGTTCCACTGATATTCCTTACCATCCCTGATCAGGCGAATATCCTCGCTGTTTTTGTAATTAAAATACCGGCGCACATCCTGATCCACATAAACCGGATCCAGTTCCATCGCGAAGCATATCCGTTCGGTTTGTTCGCAGGCCATAATTGTTGCTCCTGATCCGGAGAAGAAGTCAGCCACGATCTGTCCTGGCTTCGAACTGTTCTGCACCAGGTAAGCAATCAACCCCACCGGCTTCATGGTTGGATGGATATCGTTCTTATTCGGTCGGTCGAATTCAATTACAGTCGATTGTGTTCGGTCAGAATAATAGCTGTGAGAACCTGTGGGTTTCCATCCATAAAGAATAGGTTCATGCTTCCAGTGGTAATCCTGACGGCCCATAATAAAGGCTTGCTTCAGCCAAATCAGGCATTGCGATAATTTGAATTTACTGTCGAGTAAGGCCTGTCTAAAATTGTGACCTTCAGTATCGGCATGGAAGATATAAAACGATGCACCGTCGAGCATAACCCGGTACATGTTCCGGTAAAAGTCAAACAGAAACTTGTAAAACTGACTTTTACTCATGTTGTCGTTCTTTATTTTAAGCTCATCTTTGGTTTTGCCTTTATAGTTCACATTGTACGGCGGATCAGTCACCGTCAGATTAGCCAGTTTTCCGTCCATTAGCCGTTTAACATCGCTCCAAACAGTACTACTGCCACACATCAGGCGATGTTTGCCCAGCAGCCAGATATCGCCATCGCGTGAGAAGATATTCTTCTCATCCAAATCCGGAGCTTCGTCTTCCTCAATTTCTTTGTATTCGGGAGTAATCGAAGCATGTTCTTTTTCGAATCCAAACGCTTCTTCACCAAAATTAAGGTTGAATCGCTGGAGTGTATCCATGCCGATATCATACTTTTCAAACAACTGTGTGTCCGGATTCTTTTTGGCAAACTCCGAGTTGTAGGCGGCGATTTCTTCCACGGCCTCGCGCTTGTCTTTTGCCTGAATGGGTTCGTAAGGAATAGCCGGAATGTTAAATCCATTCTTCCGGAGCGTGATCAGTGCTGATTTTCGCTGATGGGCGTCAATGATCCACAACTTTCCGTCTGGATCCTGCCACGCTTTAAATGCATACTTGAATCCCCGGGTGATGATTAGCATCTGGAGCTTCAGATTTTTGTCGGCATCGTAAATTTTAAAGTCTTCCTGCAGGTCGTTGAACTGGTCCACTTCTGCAGTGGGTAAATTACCCAGGTTGTACACGGTGATCTCGTTCATTTTTTGTTTTCCTCCAACACTTCGCGCATGATTGTTTCGCGCTCTTTGTGCTTTTTTAAATTTTCACTGTCTTTTTCGTGTTGGTTTGGCGACCTTTTCTCATTGTTGAGAAAACTTTGGTATCGGCTTACATTGTTAGCCGTATTGGTAAATTCGGCCAAAAAACCCGACGTGTCTGTCTTTAAAAGTTCCTGATACTTATTTCGGATGCTTTGATGAACGATCAGCGGATGTTTATTTTTCCACTTTCCTTTATCGTTAAAGTATCGGAGCTCGTTAAAGGCCAGTATATTTCGGTTTTTAAGTTCGGCCAGATCAATAATCCGTTGTTCGGTGGGGTCTTTATCAACGACCGCATCAATTTCCTTCATTTTCCGATAGGTATTGACACGGTCATTGTAGATAATTACAGCTCGCTGCACGTCCGGATCAGCCAGGTTATCCCATTTAATGTTGGGATATTCCTCTTCTTTTTGTTTTAAGCTGGATCCGGTCCCGCTTCGCTTTTTTTTTCTTCCTCCAGCTGCTCTTCCAGAAGTTCTTTTTCGGCTTCAGCATCTTCCAACTGCTCCTGAAGATCTTCTGTTTCTGCTTCTTTTGCTTCCAGTTCGTCTTTTAGTTGCTCATTTTCTTCAGTAAGTTCATTGACTACCTCTAAATGTGCTTCAACCGGAATCATTTCTTCGCCCGATCCTTCCGAAACTTTGGGCAGGTTTAACCGGTAAGCATCAAGCAATGGAAGCAGAGTCGCTTTCTTATAATCTTCGGTCTCAATCTTCAAAATACGGGCAATGCTTGCCAATTTGGGTTGAGCTGTATCCTGAAGATCCAAGGCAACAAGTTCATTTTCGGCTTCTTTTTTGCGGATTTCAACCATTGCTGCCGATAACAGCCCCTTGTAGGCTGAAACGAGATCCTTTTGATCGTCGGTCAGTTCAACGCCATCGGCTTCAAGTTGATCGAGCAATTCACATACTTCATCATCAGCCAGCTTAAGTTCTGCCATCGTTTCCGGAGCAGGAGAGGTAATTATTGCAACAAGTTTTTCAATAAATCCGCTGTTCTTTTTAGCTGGATTTCTGTACGATTCAATTTCTTTAACCGTTGCCACATCGAGCAGCGCCCAAAGAATCTCGCGCTGAGCTTTCACCTTATCAACCACCCCGGTATGGAGTGCCGGTGATTTTGGCGCTTTTTGGGTAAGTAACTCGTGATCACAGCAAAGATGTGCAGGATCCTGCATCTGCTGGTAAGCTTTTTTTTTGTCTGCAAATTTCATGATATCAGATTTTAATAGTTTAATTCAATCGAATGATCAAATATATTTTGCATTGCAAAAAACCGAAAGGACATAAAAAAGCCCAGGCTCTAAATAGAGTTACTGGGCTTCATTGAAATATCAGAAAGTAGTAAAAAAAGGTCTATGTTCTGTTGGTTTCAACCAGCGTGGCGTCATCTAATACCTGCAAAGTAATTGAGCTGCCCGGACTAGCGGTCCATGTTTCACCATCTCGCAATACAAATACAGCGCTGTCCGGAATAGTTGGAGCAATACCCGATGCCGGTGCCAAAATGGTGATGTAACGTCCGTAGTCAGCTTCGGTAAGCCCATCAACGGTTGCAATTGCTGCAGCTCCTGCCGTTAACTGGTAACTGGCCGAAGCGCCAATGGTAATTTCGGTTAATCCGGTACCAACAACCGTTGGAGCAGCTGCCGTAATGTCGCCCACATATTTCAGAGGTTGGCGCCAGTGCGTGTTTCCAAATTCCAGACTGATATATTTACCGTCAGAGTCGTTTTTAACCTCGAATTTCTTCAGAATAATCGGCTTGCAGAAGGTTCCAACAAGTTCTTTATCCGAAGTTTCGCAGATTCCCCAGGCCAGAATAAAACCTTTACCTGTGTACTCTTCCACGAAATTGAGCGCCGCATCGGTGTATTTGATAATTATAGGTATGGTCTTACCAAACGTTGGCGTTATCTCGCCACTTTCACCTGTTCCGGTATATTTAATGGAGTTTTCAATACCTTCGAAATAATGCCAGTATTCGCCCGCCTTTAATGGTACAGTAGTTAATTGTCGCGATGCATTTGGTAAAGGAAACGCAATCGAATCATCAACCTGATCGCGTGCTACCAGCCAAAGCCTCATTCCTATCTGGTTGGCTGCCGTATCGCGGCTCGATGCCTGTGCAATGTTACCGATATTAGCCATAGTCAGTAAAATAAGCATTCCTATGCCCATTTCAACCGTTGGCTTTACGGTGGTAGGATCTGAAACAACCTGGAAGGCCGAAACAGTAAAGAACAGCAGCATAGCGAAGGTAAACATGCGAAGAAGTAACCCGAACTTGCTTTGGTTAATTTTCCTGACCGAGTAGGCCAGTTGTCTTTTATTGTATTTCATATCGAAATCGAATATTAAGAGTGAGAAATTAAGGTTGTAGAGACGTACGATTGTACGTCTCCACAATTAGATTATGAACGGGCCTCTGGTAAGGTAGGCTGAACCAGTGCGTTTACCGACCGGGTTCCACCAACGCAACGTTCCAGTTCGCGGAAAGCATCACCGGCATCGTTCAGGATCACCATTATGTAGTCTCCGGCTGCTGTTGGAGTCCAGGCTGCAGTCAGGTTCGCAAACTTGTCTGCCTTATCGATGCTTTGAGGTTTGGTAGCCTCGCCACATTCAATAATATACACCTGGCCTTTTTTAGCGCCGCTGATATCCAGGTATTTTTTACCTGCAGTGGTGTTCAAAATTGATTCGAACCAGAATCCTTTGGTAGCATCCAAAGTAACAGAGTCATCCACCAGCTTTACTGATGGTTTGTTCATGAAAATCTGCTGAAGATCGAAGTCGTTAGCAACCAAAGCGGCAAGAGTAGCAAATTTCTTTCCTACGAAAGCAGCTGAAGTCCCTTCTTTGAAACGTGAACGAGCCAGAACGTCTTCAAAATCGGTTTCAAATTTCAAAGCGGTCATTTCGCCAGGAATGTATTCCAGACACTGGATGTTTCCTCCTTTACACAAGAACATGAATTTATTGTCTCCCATTGCAGGAAGCCAGTAAATAGGAAGATCGTAATCAGGAACAATACCTGATTTTGGCCCGGCAAAATCAGAATCCTTACCGTAGGTAGTCCTGATATTCTGAACCCACCAAGGTTTGTGTTTCTTGTTCAACACAAGAGTGTACTGTTCAATTTCGTCATCACCAATTTTTTCAGCAAACTCAGCCAGCAATGCGAGCACTGTGTCCAGGTAATCTGTTGAATCGTAAGTTGAGAAAGCTGCATCAGCAAACAACTGAAGTTTATACTGGTGGAAGTAACGGATCAAAGTGAAGATGATTCCGGTAGAACCATTGATGGCAGGACCAGGCTTATCCGTTTCCGGTTTCACGTAACAGCCCATTACCTTACGTTTATTCTGCTCGATGAGTGCTTTTTCCAAAACAACCATGGCATAATATTCGATCATGCCGAACTTAATAGCATCAGATCCTTCGGTGTTTTTATAACCAAGGTAGTTGCGTTCAATGTCAACCAGAGGTTCAAACTGCAGTTTGATGCTAACATCATCCACATGGCCCATTTCTGGTTTAACTTCAATAGCACCCTTGAATACCTTGCCTTTTTGCCAGGCCTGAGATACTTCACCAACCAACACATTATTGATTAGGTCCATATCCTGGATACCATAACGACGTGGGAAGAAGTCGTAGATGTTAGGTATCATGAGCAAACGGGCAATCAATGCATCAGTACGGCGAACCACAAAGTAGTTGCCAAGAGCAGTTCCAACTTCAGAAATATCCATGGTTGAAGCAGCCATCAATTTCTGTGGATCCAGCAGGTTATTTTCCCTCAGGAAGGCATAACGGGTTGCAAGTCTTTTCGAGAAAGCATTGACTTCCTTCTGGAATGCTTTTTCATCTTCTTCAGATGGAGACTCCAGGGTAGCAACTTTAGGATTGATGGTAATTTTGTTCCATCGTTTTTTAGCATCAAACATTTCATGCTCAATACCGAATGCATACTTGTCAGTGTGCGTCAGGGCAAAACCTTCAACTTTCATTCCGATCGTTTTTGGATTGTCGTTTTCGATTGTTTTGGAAAGGGTCTCAACCTTTTCGGCCAAGTCTTTATTCCCTTTTTCAAGAGTGGCATTTTTAGTTGCCAAATCTTTAATGGCCTGAGCCAGATCAACAGTTTTTCCGCCTTTAACGGAAGCTTCTGTGTGTTCAGTGTTTTCACCACCTTCTGGTTTTGCTTCCGAGGT